CTCATTCGCCCCAGCGTTCACGGCAATGAGTCGAATGACGCTATTCCCGCCAGGATAGGCTGCGTAGACGCCATAGAAGTCGTTACCGTATCCGCAGAGTTCGATGGCGTCGAGTGCCCACAGTCCGCTATCCGTGAAGTTGATATTGTAGAAGTTATTCTTGTTCGACTTGCTCGCGTGGTCGTCCAGGCGCACGGCCGTCCCGCAGCGATAAGCATACAGGTCACGAACCGAGTTGAAGTAGCTCGCGTTCGTCAGTTTCACCGCGTGACGCATCTGTCGAACGTAGATGTCATTCAGTCGAGCACGCCTGCACTGGGAGAGCAAGATGCCAATTTGCGTGGTCGAGGAGTTATTGGGTCCATAAAATCCAAGATGGGCGATTTCGATTCCATCACTATAGGTTTCCGCGCCGACGAGGGACGTGGTTACCCCGTTGCTCGTGACGTTGTGAAGTATCGTCAGGTCCCTGCCAGCCCCCACCAGACGGGAGCCTGAATAGACCGTTAGGGCGCTCGATGTCAGGTATGTCCCAGGTGGGATATAGACTACAGCACCTGCTGTATATGCCGCGTCGATCGCCGCCTGGATCGCCGTCGTGTCGTCGGTTATACCGTCACCCTCCGCGTTGTACGGAGCGTCCTTGACCGAGATGCCGACCTGCTGTATACGCGTCAGGACATCCGCCGCCTCGTAGGTCGACCACACGATGTCGATGACGTACGTTCCGCCCGCCGTGTTCTTCGTCGTCGCGCTGGTCCCACGCTGCGCGCGGACGACCGTATCTAGGGAGTTCCCCGTACGCGCCGTGCATTGCACGTACTCGGCTTTCGGATCTTCCGACGCGTCGTTGTAGTGGAATGCGTCCCAGTACAATCCAAACCACGGTTCGGCCGGTATGCGATCGAGGTTCTGGCTGTTGAGCACGATCGTCGTGGCCGACGCGTCGTATCCGGTGGATACTGACAATCGGCATAGGTTGGCAAGGTTCCCGCTCCACATGCTCATGTTAGTTCATCCCCCGCACTCGTCGGGCCATTTCTGACTGTATCTGCCGGCCGCTCTTACGGAAGCTCTCGGCGTTCGGAGTGACGACCGTCATGTTGACCGTCGTGCTCCCACCTCGCCCGTCCGTCGTCCGCACGCCCAGTCGGCCCGAGGAGTCCCGTCCGAGCGGCAGGATCCCCTCCCACCCATTCTCACCAAGCATGCCGATGCGTCCGCCACGCATAGGGAAGTAGGTGGAGGAGCCGAAGACGTCCCCGCGGGAGAATGGGATTGGCGATCCGTGGGCGAAGATGTTCCCTCGCGAGTTGAATGCCCCGAGAAGACCCTGATCAGACATGGCCCCACCCAGGGTCCCAGGCGAAGAAGTCCCACCGCCACCAAAGATCCCCCGGCCAAGAGCACCGACCAGTCCGGAAAGCGCGGCCGACGCGCCGGTTGATATCGGTTCGGCAACCATTTTCTGAAGGATCGAGTCCACCATGCCGTCGAGCATCCGTCGGAATAGGTTCTTGATGCTGTCCGTATGCCGGATCATGTCCTTGGCCATCGTTCCGAATGCATCGCCGACCTGATCCGTTACGCCAACGACATCGCGAGCCAGGGCATCCATCCGCATCTTCCGAGCGATATCATTGCGTACCATGTTGGACAGCGGACCGAGGCCGGAATCCATGCTCAGTCTGTTTAGACGATCGGTCTCGTTCCTGATGTCCACCGATAGCGGGGTTTTCCCAAGATCGCCCATTCCGCGGCCGATCGTGGATATACCTTCAAAAAACATGGACTTCGCGCGCTTCTCGAAATCACCAAGCGCGACAGTCGTCTCCGCAACCTGGTTTTCCAACTTGGCGAGATCCAGCGCGGACATTCCCGCTGGTCCAGCGCCACCCCATGCACCAGGTGTTGGAATGACGCTAAAACCAGCGGCCACCTGCGCTATGTTGGTCGACATCGCTAGGGCCATCTGTATCGCGTCCTTGTTTCTGGCCAAGAGTTCCCTTCTACGCATCTCCATCCTCTCGTCGGACAGCCTTTCCATCTCCTTGTTGAAAGACCGTTCATCGATCAGCATTTTCGAGATCGTCTTTTCCTGCGCGTCGGCAAGATACTGTGTCCAGCTATTAACTCGTTCTGGAGGCTTCGAAATCCCAGAGGCCTCCACGGTGGCCCTTAGCCCTTTCACGAGCATGCTTCCACCGGAACCGAACAGGGTTTGTCCGATCACCGGTGTGTTGACCATGCTTTCGATCTGCTTAAGCACGCTCAACAGTTGGGATGATAGCCACGATATTGACCTGTAAATCGAATCGACAACGACATCGAAGGCCCGGGTTATCGCCGCTCCTAAGATGTCAAATTGAAGCTGAACAAGACTCACCGCCTCCTTGGCCCCATGCTTTAGTACCGCCCACATTTCCTTGAACGTAATGACGGCATCTTCAGCCCCGGAGACCCATCGAATAACCAACGTCATGCTATTCGTGATCTCCTTCATGAAGCCCAAAAGCCCTTTATCGCCTTGCGCTAGAGTCAGTTCCTCGATGGCTGATTTCATCTCCTTGAATTCGCCAGTCAACGTCTTGGCTCTCATTGCGGCTTGACGTGCCGCCTCGCCGCCAAACAACTTGGTTTGTTGATGTAGCCAGCCCATCCGTTCCGCCATCTTGGACATTATAATGGCGGCCGTCGCCGATTCCGTGCTGAACAGTTTAACGGCCTGCTGAACCGTAAGCCCGGCCCTGCCAAGCTTATCAAAGACTTCGGTCAGCGAGCTTGTCTTCGGATTCAAGTCATTGATCGTCAGTCCGAGTTCTTTTAGTACACTTAGCCCGTCCCTCGTCGGGTTGACGAGCTTCACGAGTTCTTGTCGCATTGCCCGGCCAGCCATCGTCGACTGAATTCCGGCGTCACCAAGGACGCCTAGAGCCGCGGCTGTTTCTTCTACGGAGACACCGAGTTCCCCGGCGATTGGACCGGCGAACTTCAGGGCCTGCGCGAGCTGACGAACATCCGTGTGTGCGCGGTTAGAGACGATGACGAGCGCGTCCACGACGCGGACGGTTTCTTCCGCGGGAAGCCGGAACTGAGATAGGATATTCGATACGTAGTCCGCGGACTCTCCCAACGACAGCATACCAACCTGCGCGAGGTTCAACGTGGCTGGAATGGCCTTGATCGACTGATCGACCGAAAATCCAGCGCGAGCGAGGAACAAGAGACCTTCGGCGACCTCGGATGCCGTATATCTCGTCGTGGCCCCAAGTTTTCTCGCCGTGGCCTCTAGCGCGATGTACTGCGCCTGTTGTTCAGCCAGTGACTGGTTCGTCCGGATCGCCACGCCTCGCAACGTGACCATCGTGTCCTCGAACTCGGCGATCGTTCGGATCGCCTGACGGACGGCCATCACGCCGGCGAATGCGGCAAAAAACCCACCTAAACGAGCGCCAATACCACGAAGCGCGTTCCCGAACCTATGGAGCCGGGTTTCAGTCGCACCAACGGCCGCATTCGTCTTTAACGTCGCGCCTTGAATGGCCGCATTGGTATTGATGAAGATCTGCCCACCACGCGCGGCCTGTGATGCGTCTATCGCGAGTACTAGCGTCGAGGTCGGCATTATTTCTTACTCTGTTCTTGCGCCCAGGCCAACCACGTCTCGTCTAGGTCAAGAATGAAGCTCAACGCCTCGTGGCGTTCATCCGGGTCGTCAATTCCATAGAAATCCAGGGCCGCAACGATGTCGTCCATGCGCAGGGGGCAGGGACCCATCCCACTCTGACGCGTCCGATGGAGCGCCGTATATATCTCGACATATGGTCGAAGATCGTCGAATAGCTCGGGGCGGTTCTCCAGCGATCGGATCTTCTTTCCCTTGGACCTCAGTTTCTCCAGCGAGGCCACGTCCTTCTCGTACGTCAGCTCCCACAGGAGAAACTCCTTCAGTTTTTTGCCGACTCTTCATCGTCCCTGAAGGCCTCGGCATTGCCCGACATAGCCAGGACGTCGTCGTACAACGTCTCGAACTCCGTCATCAGTTCGTACGCCTTCTTCTCCGAGTACGGGATGGGCTGATCGTCGAGCGTCATGCCCTCCCACCCGAGAAGAAGCGCGTGGGCCGCCGCCTGAACCGCCAGATCATCGATCTGGTTCGACGTCGACTCGTCGGACAACGCGGCCTCGGAGTTCAGCCGTCGACTTAACGCGCGGTTAGAGGCCATCGCCCGGCGCATAAACGCCTTGTATCGATGGTTATTCCGCCGTCCGATCTTCAGTCGGACGCCCTCGAACCAATCCATCCATACGCCGTCGACTTCTTTCGCCTTGTCCGTCCGTAGACTAGAGAGATCAAATCCCACGACTGCCCCTCCTGAAATTGTTTAAAATGGTGCGGTTGCACCAAAAAACGGTTACACCCCTTCAGAATTCATTAGGCCGCGAACTTCGCCACGCGAATCGTGATACCCTCGGTCGCGTGCATCTTCGCCTGCCACGACAGATCGGCGATGACATCTGTATCAAGCCCGGTCGTCGGCGTTCCGCCCGTCGCGTATTCGACAGCCGGACAGTCGATGACGTAGCCATTGCCATCCGCGTCCTCGCAGACTAGCGCAAGACTGGAATCCGTGGAGTCAAGGAACTTGTCCATCACGGTCACCGAGTCGAAGTACATCCGCACGGTGCCGGTAACTACGCAGGTTCCGGTTCCGAGGCTAACCGGTCCGAGCGTTGCGACCTGCGTACGAGACCTCGCGTTGTTCGCCACCTGGAACGTCGCGGCGATGATCTCCATTGCCGTCCCGTTTTCGATCAACGAGTCTACGTCGTCGATGGCGTTCATCGATTCCGTGGTCTGCGACGTCTTGTAATCGCCGAATATCGAACTCGACTCATAACTCGAGATCTTTCCCATGACAGGAAAAGAACAGGTCATAATCCCGCCGGCACTGACGTTGACCGTCATGCCGTCGATCGCGCATCCGTTGAAAAGCTGATACGTGGTCGTCAGATCGGTGAAGCACTTCTCGAACGTGTAGGTTTTCTGCGTCACCCCGTTGACGACCTGCGGCCCCATCTGGATGGTCACGGTGTCGCCAGCGATCTCGTCCGCCACGGTTCGGCCCAAGAGAGCCATTTCCCCGGCGGCGACCGTCCCGAGCTTGAAATACCCGTTGTTCGCCGCCAGCGTGAACCCGCTGATCTTTACCCACTGGTTCTCGACGAAACCGGCGGAAACAAGGCCGCTTCCAGAGTCCGTGAGTTTATTTCCCGAGGCGACCATCGCGTAGGTCGCGGCGGTCGAGCTAACCTCCTCGCTCCATCCTGTGTCGTACAGTGCGGCGCAGATCATGTCATCGTACTCGCCGAACTTGACCTCCCCGTCAATGCTCCCGCTAACCCCGCGGTTCGTCCGCACGATATCCGGAACCTGCCGATCGTTCCGGATGAGGTTACTGCGCGTCGTCTCCTGCGTCTGTTGCAACGACTCGGCAGTGAACTCGAGATCGATCAGCTTGCCTGTGTCGATCGTGACAGTCTCACCCGCAGCGTCGTCGACAACAGAGTTTCCGATCAAGACCATTTTCCCGATGGCTACGGTCGAGATCTCGTACGTGTTATTGTTCGACGTGTCTCCGGTGAAGCCCGAAACGTGGATGACCATTCCAGGGAGAAACCCGGCGGACACAAAACCGTTGGCGGAATCGTTAATCGAGTTGTCCGACGCTGCCATTGAGTAGGTAGCGGCACTCGTCGAGATGTTCGTCGGGCTAACGCCGTAGGTCGTTTCCTTCGCATAGCTTAAGCGGACCTGATTTGCATTAGACATTTGTTACTACCCCTATGCTAAATCGTCCGCGTAAAACGGACATTCCACGTTAACCTGCCACCAATTCTCATCGCGACCGCGATTGATGACCGAAGGCGAGGAAAAGACCACTCCGGTATCCGTCACGCACCGAAAGGCCGTGGCCACCGCATCGGCCAGACGTAGGGCCAACGCGTCGCCACTCTCTACAGGGACAAAGATACTAGCAACCGCGAGGCCCACCGTGCGATACCTTCGACTAGTGCCACCAATCGCAACCAGAGAGGTTTGCGCCGGCACGATCGTCCATCGTACCCACGTAGCATCCTCCGGCTCCGTGAACGGCGCGTTGTCATATTGCACGGTCACGGACTGCACGTCCGCGATCTGTGTCTTGAACCGAGACCTTACGACGTTATGTAACGCCTCCCAATCCACCTGTTAAAATCCTTTGCTTTGCCGCTGCGCTGATCGCGGCGAACGTCCGCTGAAACCAATACGGGTTATTCTGAACGCTATGACCCGTCGCATCTTTATATTTGCCGGTCCGTTTAGCGTATGACGACTTGCGAGGTTCGTTCAACACCTCGATGTACGGCACGTTATTCCCGATGAATATCGTGCAGAACGGGGGCGACACGCCGATCTTCGGCTTCTCCGTCGACTCGACGCGGGACTCCGCGGCCTTCGCATTTCCATCGATCCCCTTCTTTTCCCCACCGGATGACGGTAGACCGGAATAGACCTCACCTCCCGGGGGTGCGCCGATCGATACCTGCCAGTTGCCTCGCGCACGGCCGGTATCGACCGGCGTGGCATATACCAGTCCATCAAGCGCCTGGAACGCCAGAATACGTTGGAGCGTCGTAACCTGCTTCGCCCCCATGTTCTTCGTGATCATCGCGACCTCACGGTTGAAAGCCGCGGCGTTGGTCGTCACTTCCGCACCTGTAATCGGTAGGCTGCTATCAGGTCCCCGCTATACATCGCCTCGACCGAGACGATGTGAAACTTCTTCGTCTGGAACGTCACGAGCTGGCCTTCCTTCGGCGTGAACCCTATATCCTGGCCGGCGATGATGAACCACAGGTCGCCATGCCGAATCAGATCCCCGTCGATATATCGCGAGGAATACGGGGTCGGGGGCGAGCCATCCACGGTGTAAGATGTTACTGAACTCGCCGTCGCCCCCGTCCCCGGGTTATATGCCCCAGCATTCACGCCGATCACGTAGCTCGTCCCGTATTTCCCGAGTAGGGAAACAACCTTGGGTCGAAGCTTCGTGTCAAGTACGGTGCTCATGCGCGTGGAATGTAGTTGGCTGATCTCACGAGATCGGAGACCAATGCGTCCACCTTGGAAAACCGGTTGAACATCGGACGGGCGCCCCCGTATTCGATGTCACTCTCGATCTCGCCCACGCGGATGGACTCGCGTTTCACCCCGCGCTCGGTGCTGACGTCCGGCAGCAGCCCGTCGGTCTCCGTCAGATGACGCAACGCCAGCTCCGACGTCGCGTCCTCGAGTCGAGACGGGATGGTGTCCGACTCAACGATATACCAGTCGGGCGTCGTCACGCCGTAGCGTGGCCAGTCAAGCGCCTGCGTATTTGAGATCCTCCGGCCGATCCATGACAGGTGGTACACCAGATCGAGGTACTGCGTTGCCATGCGCAGCGCCTCCTCCTTCTCGGCCGTGCTGGCACCGCTCCAACTGGTGGGCGCCCCGTGGGCCGTCCAGTAAGCATCGGTATCGGCGACCGACACGTAACTCTCGGCGTCCGTCTTGCCCGTCCCGTCCTCGACGACCAGGGCCATGACTACTCAGCCTTTCGTTGCCTCGGGGGCTCCGACGTCTTCTGCGCGGGCTCCGGTCGATGGATCTCTGTCGTCGATGCCATGCCGCGGGCCAGCATCTCCCGCGCATCAACAACCGACTTTGTCACCCACTTCTGCTTTGAGAACTCCCAAACGCGAGCGCGACGCCCGCCCGGGATGGGCTTCCCATCCTTCTCCGACTTGTCAATGAGACATTCCTGGGGGAGTTGCGGGAGATTCAGATTGAACCGCCTTTCCTTTTCTTCGTCCGCCATAAGTCACCTTAAAAAGTTATAAAAGAATCCCGGGACAGTGCGCACCGCCCCGGGATCCCTGGAAGGGGCGCAATAGCAAGGTTAGGGGAAGGTCACGATGTGCGCGGTGTAGTTGATACCTGTGGCGATCGTACCGGAAACAACCGTATACAATCGGATGTACCGCAGGTAGGTACCGGCACGTTCGTTGTCGAAATAGATCTTGAACCTGCCGACGGCGCTATCCGTCGCTTCCGCGCCGGTCAAGACCTCCAGGGCGCCGAGATGCAGTCGGCCAAGCGCGGCGATCGTGCCACTGCCGAATCCGCTGACGGTCCCACCCTCGACGAGAATCTCATACAACTCATCGTTGGACGCGATCTCGATGGCCGAAACATCGATGATGGCGCAACCGCGGAAAAGCGCGGTGGCCGACCCAAGGTCGACCTCCTTGGCAGCCGAGGACACGGTGGCTGCCGCGCTGGCCGCGACAAGCCCGGCATCCTTCATCAGGAAGTTCGTGTCATACGCACGATCAAAAGTCCTAGTAGCCATGATCCAAACTGCTCCTTAGAAACTAGACCGTCACGGTCGCGCTCTTGATCCCGTACAGGCGGGCGGCGCAACGAGGGTGAAATACCGCCATTCCGGCGAGCCAGTCGACACGCGTACGGACGCCAGGGGACGCCTGAAGCTCGCCGAGGTCTCTCGCGTCTGGCGGCGAGTTCTGGATGCCCGAAAGCATGTCGTCGCCGAAACTGACGCAATAGATCGACGTGCAGACGGACGACCCACCACCGGCTCCCGCCTCATCGTACGCGAGCGCCGGAGCGGAGTTGCCATTCTGGTCGGCGATCAGGATCGGCAGGTTGGCGTAGAACGCGTTCTGCACGCCGAAGTCGTCGCGTCGCCACTGGAGATCCCCGCCGACGGTCGTGGTGCGCGCGGCGACGGTGAGCGCCCGACGAACGGCCTTGGTCATGATCAGGTGCGTCGGATTGTCCACCGCATCGATCAGCTCGTCGAGCTTGGCGAGCGACAGCGCGTCGCCGCCGCTCGTGCTACCCGAGGAAATGAGCTGGCTACCGGTGAGCCGCAGCTGAAGACCATCGAACTCCGCGGGCGTCGACGTGCTGTCACCCTTGATGAACGTATAGGCGAACGTATGGCCCAATGCCTTCATCTTCATCGCCTCGCGCTGGGATCGTACACCCTCGCCCAAGGTCTTGATGATGAAGTTGTCGACGTCAAGCTCGCCTCCGAGTTCCTTCAGCGGATCTGACAGCGGGTTGATGACACCAGCGCTCGGCGTATACGTCGCGTCGATTCCTCGGTAGGCGATGCCAGGGAGCGTATCTTCCTGGCTGTAGTTGATCCCCGTACCCGTGATCGTGTTGAACGGCAGGTACTTGAGTATGTCAACTTGCTGAACGAAAACCTCGATCAGGGCGCGCCTGATCTCGTCGGCCGGCATTTGCTTGGCGGCCTCAAGCAGCGTGATACCCACGTTTGAACCTCACAACTAAGCCCCGGGGGGCGGTTAACCCGTCTTCGCGCGTTTCCGTATCTCGTCGATCCGTCTGGCCGGATCCATCTTCTCCAGCATGTCGAGACGCGTCACGCGAGATGACGAGGTCGATCTATCGGAACCAGTGGAGCCGCTTCCCGTGGCGCCACTACCAGCGAATGCCGCCGCGAAGTCGTCCGACGTGGACATCTCCTTGATCAGTTCGTCGATCGTCATGGCTTCGGTGCTCCCGCCTCTACTAGAGAGCCGGGTATTGCCATCACGATCAACCACCTCGGAGACGTACTTCCCGTCGTCCGTCTTACGAAGCCGGACGCTACCTTTAACGTGCGGAAGGAGCAGCTTGGGGTTGCCCTTGTTTTCAGCCAGCGCCTTGACGGCAGTCGCGTCGATCAAGACCTCCTCGAGCTGGCTGGTCACGGACCTAAGCTCCTGATCCTTCGCCTCGACCTTCTTCTGCCATTCCTTCGTAGCCTGTTCGAAAGCCGTGCGTCGGATCTCGTCCGTCGTCGGGCCCTTCCTCGACTCTCGCAGGTGTTCCAACTCCTCGAGCGAAGATCGGACGTCCTGCGCATCAAGACCCTCGAACGCCTTTAGCTCCTCGTGGAATCGTTTGGCCGCCGCACGCTCCTTTGATAAAGCCTGCTTCAGCGCCGCGACGTTCTCCAACGAGTGGCCATCGACGGCCGTTACATCGAGGAAGAACTTCCCATCCTTCTCGACGTAGTGGGTTTTGAGGTCTTCCGGAAGGTCATCAACGGACTGCAAGATCGCTTGCAACGCCATGCGTCACTCCTATCGTTGAGTCGCCACGGACATCCCGTCCACGATCTTGAGCTATGCGCCACAGCAGCCCGTGCTGTTCGATCGTCGGCAACGTTTCAGGATCGACACCGGGAACCCGTCCCGGCGAGACATCCCGTCTCGGCGACATTGTATCACACTATTTCGATAATGCAAGACCATCCATCGTTTTTAGTCTTGACAATGGTATGGTTCGCCCCTCGCGTGAAATCAGGTCCTTTACACCTACCTTCCCGCCGCGCAATAGATCGGCCCGACCACGACCCAGTGCGGCCACCTGGGTCTTGTAGTCCGCCGCGCCCACCCAGTCCCCGTACGATGTGTTTAGTGGGATCGGCCCGTCGGCACTCGCGCGCTCGAGTCCCGGGACCTTCATCACATCCATATCCCCGAATTCTTCCGTGACCTTAAGCACGCTCACGACCTTACACCGACAATTCGGATGGCGCGGGGGGACGAATTGACGATCCGCCATGTCGTAGACTTGTCCGTCCAGGGGACCACACATCGGGCATGTTCTGGTGTCCAGCGTAGCGACATATCGCCATCGGTCCACGATATCGTCGTTTTCCTCGAACGTCGCCAGGCTCGCCTGGTTAACCACCTGGTTCGTGGCCGTCCGCGCGATCATTTCAGCCTGACGAGGGAATTTCTCGGTTAGCACGCCATCCTTATATCCGGCGGCACGCGTGCCCCGCAGACGTCGGACCATCTGCGGGATGCTCTCGCCCTGCGCGAGCCCCATGCGGATCTGACGATGCATCTCTGTCTGCGTTCTCTTCGCCACATCAGTAAACGCGGTTTTTAGCACTTGCCCCTGGATGGGTTGTGACCGCACGATCGCCTTGAGCATTACTTTCGGCGGGGTCACGAAATCCATCTCGATCGGTACGGACTTGTCGATCAATGCCTTCTGGAATTCCGCCTCATAGACCGCGAGTTCTTTCAGATCGCCGACCAGCAGGGCCTCGGCCTTGTCCATGCCCGTGCGGAGGATATTCCACGTGGCCTTGGTCAGATCCTTATACCGCTGGGTTGTCCACGGGGCACTGGCGAACCCACGGGACCGAAGGCCTATGTTTTCTATTTTCCTCAACAGGTCGGGAACCACCTCGTCCTTGAGAAACCGGTTGATCTTCCGGCCGATCCCGTTCTCAACCCCACGCATGAAATACGCGTGACGTATCGCCCGGCTGGCGACCACCCCGTTGACCGTCTCGACGATCGCCCTAAGTCTCGGATCCAGCGCCATCTTCGGCCTGTTCCTCCGGTTCCTCGCCATCCGGCGGCTCGTCACCGAACACGCCACCGACCATCGACGACACCTCGTCCTCGACCGCCGAGACCTCAAGATCGA